TATATGTGTACATAAAGCGTATATAGTGTATCGATGGTACTTAGTGTGCATAGCCACGATTTTTAAACCCATATAAATTTAAAATTAAAATTAATTTAAAAAATTTTTCGGGTCGAAAATTTTGTTAAGCACACTAAGTACCATCGATACACTAAGTACATGCTATGTACACTTATTAACACTACAAACAAATATACAAAATCGAAAGAAATGTGGATAACTACAAAGAGTATGATAGAAATATGAATTTACATTAACTACAGTAATATAAAGAAAATTTATTTTATACAATATAATAGATAATATACATATAATAGATAATAATATATACATATAATAGATAATATTCTATATAATATATATATATATATATATATATATATATATTTAATATGTTTAGCAAATTTTACCAGAGAATAGAACGGAATAGACTTGTAGTTTATCCAGCGGCGCTAGAATATAGACTAATATGGGATTGTAGGTCTAGCAGCGCGGACACACTGTAATATTAAATGGAAATCCACGCCTTAGTTATCTTCCGCTCCGAAACGCCAGGCCTGACGTCGCGCGGACCATGCGGCGCTGAATCCAAGTGTCAATTCGATATGATAAATGGAAATGTCGCTGAGGCCAAAGTATTACTTTGATATAATAAATAGTTAGAAATGTCGCTGAGGCCAAAGTATTACTTTGATTTGATAGATAGAAGCGGCGTTGAATCCAAGAGTAAATTCAGCACGACAAATGGAAGAGGCTAGTAGTTCTACCTAAGCGCTTTTATGGGCTGAACATATTATGGCAAGTCTCTAGGCGCAGCTATTTATTTGAACAATACAGATAAATAAGTTACATAGCCGCAAGCCTGCGTAGCAGTGGCGCGGCATCGCATAGTCGCGGTAGCGCCGCATTTAATAAAATCCAGCCACGGCTGGACATTACCGAGTACTACTGAAGAGGGTTTTAGCGGCCGCAGCACTTAGCCGCCGCGTCGCGGTGGTGCACTTCGGGAGGACAAGTCGCCAAGGCTAGCCTAACCTGACGTGGCACTAGCGCAGCATCGCATGGTCATGGCTGCACTATATTATTTAATCGCTGCGAAGCCTTGCTCACGCTGACCAGGGCCGCAGTGACTTCCACAGGCTAGTAGGTCATGACCGCGCGAAGCTGTGCGTAGGCCGCGCAGCGAGGCAAAAATAAAAGCCCGCAACTTGCGGGCCATTGCACCTATTGGGCTTTAGCTTGTGTTTTGTTCGCTTCATCTTGTTGCTGTTCTTCTTGCTGTTCTTCTTGCTGTGCATTGCCTTTAGCGAGCTCCAACGCTTGCTGTAATAGCTTCTTAGCATCTGCGACTTTCAACTTGTTGAGGTCTATCCCATCAAGCATTTCAGCAAGCTTGCGTTTTGTAGTGTCCACTGCAACTCCTTTTACGGGTATACGCAAAGCTTTTAGTTTTTCTTCAGCTTCTAATAGCTTCTTCCATCGTTCGTCGTCTTCGCTGAAACCTTCTTTCGACTTCATGATGGACTTCTTGGATTGGATGTTGCGGATTTCTTTTCGCAATTTATCTTGGTCATTACGCAGTTCTTCAAGTTGCTCGTCTGTGTATTCGATATCGCCTACTAGTCGAGCTCTACCAGCAGTTTTCTCTTTGCCAAGTGCTAATCTTATCAAGCCTTCAGCGACAGCACCCATCATCATATTCCTGTAGTTATCTAGCGTCATGGTCTTGCTCTTTGCGCGTGAACGTTTTGATTGCTGTGACTTGAGCATGCCCTCAAGCGTTTTTTCGTCAAGCTTTTTCAGAAAATCAATGTTGACGGTTTCCAACTCGTAGCACTCACTGATTAACTTATCCATCGCATCGTGGCTCCTTTGTGATTCTGCAACAAGCTCAGCTAGCTTATCAGCGTGCTCGTCGATGTGTCGCAGCACAGCATCCACTATGCCAGATGCCACGCTATTTAGTTGAGCGGTGCCTTCTAAACCTCTTGCGTTGGTGGTCATATTGTGGCCATTGGCCTCCTTGAATAAATTGGCTAAATTTTTGTTCATAACAACTCCTTTCTATCCGCGCGCTGCGCGGTTGCCACACTTTAGTAGTGGCCAACTTATTAATCTTTATTCTACACATATTATATATCAAAAAAGCGCAGCCGCGAATATGTTTTCTTGAAATCAATGCAGCCGCTACACTTTTTCTAATTTACGCACAGGGCCGCTGCAGCGCTGCCACAGGTAGAACCGGTAGGGGTTTTAGCCGCTGCCGTAAAGTGCTGGCTCACAGGGGCCTCGAAGTTTTGCTTAGCACAGTCTGGCCGCGGTGGCACTCGTAGTCGCAGTTCAAGTAGGATGGGCTGGGGTTTTAGCCGCCGTTGCCTTGAATAGGCATGCCATAGCATCAAAGCTACCATTCAGCGTAGCCCAGTCGCGGTGGCACTCGTAGTCGCAGTCCAGTTTTGCCTGGTCGCGGCGGCACTCGTGGTCGCAGTCCAGTTTTGCCTGGTCGCAGCGTTGCTCACGCTGGCCATGGCTGCGGAGACTTCCACAGGCTAGTAGGTCATGGCCATGCGGCACTGTGTCTAGGCTGCGCAGCTGGAAAAATAATTTTCTAAAGTCTATTTACAGCTGCGCTAAGATATGATATAATATAATTATAGCCAATAATGGTTATAAATAAATTATACAGCTGCTATTCAGCAGCGGAAAGGTGGGGTACTATGAATAGAACTGAGCGTTATTTTTGGGACAATGAGAGCTGTACAGTTATTACAGAGCAGCAGCTACGCGCTGATTTTGATGAGCTTAAGGCAACTGATAGTGAATTCAGCAGTATGTATAACACATTTGAGCATTATGTGGAAGCTTGCTGCAGCAAGAGCGGCAGCTTGCAGCTACTGCGCAAGGGTCCAGGTCAATTTAACTCAGACGGCGGTAATGATGTCGGTGCAGTTTATCAGTTTTTAGCTTTGCTAGAAGCTATCTGCAGCAGTAATAAACCTGGATGCGACGTCAAGATAGTAGTAGACGGATATATGCTAGAGGCATATGACCATCCAGCGCTGATGCAAGGCTTACTTGATGCTATACGCTACTATGCAGAAGAAATAAGTTAATAGCCACCGCGCAGCAGATAACTGCTGCGCATTTTTTGCCTTGATGCGCGGATGCAGCATTGCCAAGCTGTGACTGGGTTTTAGCCGCTATTGCATTGAATAGGCATGCCATAGCCTCGAGGCTACAATTCAGCGTAGCCCGACTGCGACGGCACTCGTAGTCGCAGTCCAGTTTTGCCTAGTCGCGGCGGCATTTGCGGTCGCAGCGTTGCTCACGCTGGCCATGGCTGCGGAGACTTCCACAGGCTAGTAGATCATGGCCATGCGGCACTGTGTCTAGGCTGCGCAGCTGTTAAATTTTTCTTACAAATATATACACAGCTGCGTGTCTATATGATATAATAAAATAGAAATAATATTTAATGGAGGGATTGGATATGAAATACAAAGTATTATCGCACAGACACGAAATGACTGGAGGTTACTGCACAGCGAGTATATTCCGCTTGCAAGATGTTACCAATGGTGAAATACTGTATTTAATAATCGATGACTACGGCGGAACGTTAGCTACTAAAGATTTCGTTTCGCAAGAAGTTGACGACATCTTTGAAGTGTTGATTGACACTTTTGAATTCAACACACTGTACTTTTATCACGAAAATTTTGAGTTGTACAGATACTGCTATAATGAGTTTGTCAAAGAGGATTGTAAATATTTCAAATCCACGAAGTGGCTGCCCCTCAGATTATTATCTGACAGTCTCCGTAAACAAATTTCATTTGATTACTACTGTTGGCATAAACAAAATGTTGGTGACTACTTTGAGACGGATGGTTACAAAATTATTTTTGCAGATGGATACAATAAATAACTACACAGCAAAATAAATTGAGTGTAATCAGCAGCTAAGCGCTGCTGATTTCTTTTACTGTGGTTGCAGCCTCACATTGTCTGGTCGTGGCTGGAAAAATTTTTACAGCTAAATACAGTTTTTCAATTACTGCGCATTTGCTTTTATGCGGCACTGCTACTATCCTATTTGGTTGTGGCGAGGTTTTAGCCGCCGTTGCCTAGTTTTGGTAAAATAAGGCTGCGCAATTGATGTCTAACCCAGCACGGCTGCGGCTGGCTGCGCGATTGGGGTCTAACCCAGCACGGCTGCGGCTGGCTGCGCGCCTTAGGTCAGAATAGAGGGGCCTAAGCCCTTCTATCAGGCATCATTTAAAAAAAAGAAGTCTGCTTTATAGCAGACTTCTTAATAATTCAATTATTCTGTTTTGGCTTAGTTTACCTGAGCTTTCTATAGTTTCTATAATCTTTATTAAGTCAGTTTTTCTTATATAAGCTTCATCTACTGGTTTAACCTTATCTCTATGTTCAATCAACATCTTTTCAATCTCACAAGCTTTTCTAAATTCATCATTGTCGCCTTCCTTATCAGTCAGCCATCTAGACAGGGTTTTCTTAGATTGAATGCTTCTAATTGCTTTAACAGTTTCATCATAGTCTAGCTTTTCAACGTCTTCTAAGGTGTACTGTGTTACTGGCTTCTTTTGAGGGTTTAGAAGGCTTCTTACTTCTTTTAACAGCTGCTCATACTTTAGGACTTCGCTCATCTCTTGCTCGTAGGTTTTTTTGCCCTTTTGCTTTTTCAGTCTGCATTTAATAGACTGAATCCTTTTAAGCTCTCTCTGGACCTTTTCAAGGTCGTTGCCAAGTTGGTTGGCCATCTTTTCTACCTCTTTGAGGTTGACATTTTTTGACATTTATACCACTCACCTTTCAATTTATTTTACATTTATATTATATACTGAAAGTTCCATTTTGCGAACTGACATTTCACCCAAAGATTATAACTTCTTTCTGTGCAATTTTTACAAGCCTAGCGTAGAGGCACTCGCACATAGCTAAAAATAGAACAATTGCTCTAGAGGCTAAGCGTAGAATAGTCCCAGAGTCCAGGCACATTGTAGTTTCCAGCATTACCGGCTAGTAATATATCTCCAAATATTAAAACTGAGGGGCTTTAATAATATAGTAGGTTTTTAAAAACAAATAATATTTTTATAAATATAACTCGCTACAAGTTCGTAATATAGGGGTTAATATAAAATATAAGCTTAATTATTACGAACTAGTTACGCGTAATGGTATCACGGGGCGATTGTAGATATACCGCGCCACCGTGCCGCGTATAATATAAATAAGGAGGTGAGTAGATTAATGATTATTAAGTGCCCGAGATGTGGTCAAGAAAAGGAAGCGCATCATAAGGACACCCATATCTGCGTAGATTGCGCTAATGCGGAGAATGTTAGATTAACATATTATAGGCAGCATCAGGAAAATTGGCTGGAAGAAGCTAAGGAACAGGGAATAAAACCTTGGTTGCAGCAACCCGGTGAAACACAGTGGGAATACACAATTTGGTGCGCTTATAGAGATAGCTATCCTGGTAAAAAGCCGACGTATTCAGAGATTGCTAGGCAGCTGAATACCACATATAATGTTGTTAAGAAAGTTGCGCAGCGTTGGAACTTCCCAGTTAGAATGCAATTGTGGATAGCTGAATGTGATAGAATTACTATGCTTCAGCGTAAAGAAGAAATTTTGAATATGAATAAAGAGCACATTGACATAGCCGCTAAGTTACGGCAGAAGATAAAAAATGCAATAGAGGCAATTAATCCTGAGTCGCTTAAACCTTCTGAAATTGCTTCTTTAGCTAAATTAGCCGCTGATATGGAAAGAAAAGCTAGGATCGACGCGGAGGCACAAGAAGAAATCAAAAATAGTATTATTAAGCAAGACTTTGTAGGTCAGCAGAGTCCAGAATTAAAGCAGCCGAAGCAAAATAATGTACAGCAAGTTCTCCAAATATTGCTACAAACAGGAGCGGTAAAAAATGTTTCTGCTATTGGTATAAAAGAAACTACTACCAGAGAGATTGTAGCTAAGGATAATGAGGGGAATATATCAAAAATAATTCAGGAAGGTGACAGTTAATGCGCATGTATGGTAAATATAAGTCGGAAGATATTGGAGATAAAAGACGCTGCGCTTTTTGTGGTGAGCTTAAGCCCCTGACAGAGTTTCCCCGCAATGGATATAATGAAGATGGTAGTATAGTGTATCGTAAAGACTGTAAGATTTGCTACAATATTAGGAGGCGTGAGAATAGAGCTAAGAAAACGCATTCAGACTTCATAGGAGCGCAGAAGCGGCGTGGCGAAGAAGCTCCTATGCTCACACACCAAGAATGGAAAGAAATCTTAATTTATTTTGGTGGGAAATGTGCGTATTGTGGATGCACACCTAGGTATAGAAAAAAATTAACGAAGGACCATTTAATACCGATCAGCGCAGGGGGAGAAACAAGACCATATAATATCGTACCTGCTTGTACTTCGTGTAATAGCTCTAAAGGAGCAGAAGATTTTAAAGACTGGTTTATGAAGCAGCCTTTTTTCAGTCAAGAAAGACTAAATAGAATATTTAAGTGGATAACTATTATGAAGCAGGTTGCTAAGGATGAATAAGGGGTGATAGAGGATGCTTGACATAGACTTAACAAAGCTAGAAGAAGTTGACTCAGCAATATTGCAAAAGATGTTAACTCCTCGACTCACAAAATATATTCCATATGAACCTACGCCTAAACAAGCGGCATTTTTACTTATGAATGATGTTAAAGAACTACTTTATGGCGGAGCCGCTGGAGGAGGCAAGGCTCTAGCTCTAGATACCCCTATTCTTACTGTCAATGGGTGGAGCACGATGGGTGAGCTTAAAGTAGGTGATAAAGTGTTTGACGAGGAGGGTAACCCAACTACTGTTGTAGCTGCTTCAGCTGTACAGCTAGGTCATAAAGTGTATAAAGTTACCTTTGCTGATGGGGAAGAGATAGTTGCTGATGCTGACCATTTATGGGCCGTTGAGTATATAACAGCTAGAAGGAAACCTGCAGTACTAACTACGCAGGAAATGGTAGACTTTGGACCGACGCGAGGAGGTAGGAGCCAGTTTAAGATACGAAAGGCCGCGCCTCTACAGTATCCGCATAAGGACTTACCAATAGACCCTTACTTATTAGGTGCGTGGCTGGGAGATGGTAATTCTAGGACTGGGACAATATATATTGATGAGAGGGACAAGTATATATTTGATGGATATAAGTACCATGAGACCACTAATGGACTGGTGTTTAAGGGACTTTATAATAAACTGAAGGAAAATAATCTACTAATGAATAAACATATTCCAGAAGAATATTTCAGTGCGTCCTTTGAGCAGCGATTAGCCTTAGCACAAGGATTGTTTGATACAGATGGCAATGCTAGCAGAGACAGAGGTTACTGTAGTATTTGCTTTGCTGATGAAAATCTTATAAGAGATACAGAGAGACTGCTTAGAACACTTGGCATTGTAGTTAACTATACATCAAGTACTTCTACATGCAGATATAAAGGTAAGACTGTAAAAGGAAAGAAATATGTATTAAAATTTTCAACTGATTTACCTATGTTTAGATTGAAACGTAAACTAGAACTACAGAAGCGAGAAGGTTTTAGAGGAACACAGTTCTACCGTATCATAAAAAGTATAGAAGAAGTAGATAGTGTACCTGTAAGATGTATCAAAGTAGATTCTAAGTCATCATTGTTTTTGGCGGGTAGGACGTTGGTACCTACACATAACTCAGTTGCTTTGTTGATGGGAGCGTTACAATTTGTAGATATACCTGGATATTCGGCTATATTATTTCGAAAAACTTATGCAGATTTAGCCTTGCCAGGTGCACTAATTGATATGTCGAAGCAGTGGTTAATGTCGTTTGTAGAATCTAAAGAAGTTAAATGGTCTGAAAAAGAAAAGAAGTATACTTTTCCCTCAGGGGCTACCCTAAGCTTCGGATACTTAGAGTCGCCTAATGACTGCTATAGGTATCAGGGGGCTGAATTTCAGTATATTGGAATCGATGAGGTAACACATATTGACCCTGCGAATTATCGTTATATGTTTTCTAGGTTGCGTAAACCTAAGTCGTTGAATGTGCCATTGCGATTCAGAGCAACAGCTAACCCAGGAGGTCAGTTTGGTGAGTACTACTATCAAAGGTTTTTCGTAGAAGGGCCTGAGCATGGTAGAGTCTTTATTCCAGCAGGTATAGATGATAATCCGTACCTCGACGCAGAGGCTTATAAAGAGGCTTTGAATGAATTGGACCCCGTTGAAAGAGAAAGACTATTAAATGGTAATTGGGAAATAAAAGCATCAGGAGATATGTTTGATAGACATTGGTT